CAGATAAGCCATGTGAATGGAAAGGATTAAAGAATGTCGGAGGAGGAAAGCGACCAATTACCGGGTGTATCAATGGTTTGCAGCAGCACAGACAGCACGGCCCAGATAAAGACACAAGTAATAACAATGCTGGGAATATTCATAGGATATGTGCTAGATGCCACAACCGCTGGCATACCCTTAACGATCCAGTTTACGTCAGAGAAGAATACGCTAACCTTCCACACAAACCCGAACCAGCTACCCAACAAGAATTAGAACTAAATGATGTTTTGTGGAAGTCTGGCCAAATGATATCCTTGACTGAAAAACAGGAGCATGATAAGATGGAGGAACCTACCGAGCAGCATGGGTAAGTAATAATGAAGGGACCCTCGGCATGATTGTAAGTAATACAGAAATCTCTACATATAATATCTGCAAACGGCGTCATCACTACCAATCCATACTTAAGCTTGAACCTAGTCTTTTGCCAGTTCCTCTCTATAGAGGAATTGTTGGGCATATGGGCTGGGAAGCTTATTATATCAGTGGCCGAGATGTTAATGCTGCAAAGAATATCTTTAGGTTAGAGTTAGCTGAACTCGCAGTTAACTACCCCGAAGAGACAAAGCACTTCGAGGCTCTAAGCCAACTCATGATTCTTATTGAAAAGTACCATGAGTTTTATGGTGAGGATGAGTTTGAGGTTCTCGAAATCGAGAAAAGCTATAGGGCACCCATTTCTTTAGAAGAAGATCTTTGGTTTGGTCTTCGTCTAGACCTTCTAGGTAGGTTTACTAGAGGACCCTACAGGGGAGACCTTGTTATTGTAGACCACAAATTTGTCTACAACCTTAAGACAAAAGAAGATATTGAAGTTGATGGTCAAATGCCTAAGTATACAAAAACTCTACAGGCAAATGGTTTGACTATTACTAAGTGGTTGTTTAACCAGATTAGGTATAGGTCTCTAAAGGATCCTGACCCCTCAAAGATTTTCAAGAGGGAACTTGTTAAGGATAGTCCGGAAGAAACTGAGCAGATTTGGAAAGAACAAAAAGAAGCTGCGCTTGAGATTAGAGATAATCAAGAAAATCCAAACTACTCCCCACGTAGAAGTCTCCATCCCATTGTCTGTAAGGGATGTCAATTCCAAAAACTTTGCAAAGCTGAGCTTAGAGGTCATAACACTAACACCATGATGCGTCTAGAATACAAGCCTTCAACATATGTGGGCTACTCAATGTTGGAGGAGTCGTGACAGATCTTTTAAATGCTCTACAGGATATGACTCTGCCAATGTCGGCAGAGGATACTAAGAGCCCTTTTAGGTGTCTTTTGTACGGAGATTATGGCGCTGGGAAAACATGGCTTTCTGGGCAGATTGGTAAAGCCATTAGTGGCAAGCAACTTTTTGTCACTACAGATGACAACTGGGTTGTACTTAATAAAGACTTAGATGTATGGAACAGTGTTTATCGTGTTCCATATGAAGGTTTTACTCAGATGGAGCTTATCGCTGCGGCACATACTGCTGGGATTGAGCCGTACGTACAAGCTAAGACTTTGACATGGGATGCAGTATCTACAGGACTGCAGATTACACTTCGTAACCTTGTAGATTTAAAGAAGTTCCCTAAACAACAGATGGATCCTGAAATTGAGGGTTTTGCTCATTACAGAATGATTCGTAACATGCTTAGGAAAACTATCCTTGAACTCCATAAGTCAAAGCTTAACATAATCTACACTGCTCACATTCGCGATCCGCTAGGAAGTGAGCAAGGGGATACAAAGTTTGCTACCCGGGCCAATATGCCAGAGGCTAGTTATAGTGTACTAGCTGAGCAAGTACAGGCTATTGGCTGGGTATATAAGGAAAAGAAAGGTGGAAAGAGACTAGTTCAGTTTGAAGGAACTGTAAGAGAAGCTGCGAAATCACAGCTACCGACAATTGAAGAAGCAACTTATTCTGTAGAGGAAATTCCAGAATTAGTGAGGAAGTGGACAGAGTGAGTATTTTCGGAGATGTTGACATTGCAAGTATCCCAGATGATGGATTCAAGATTGAGCCAGATTGGTATCGAGCTGTCATTGTAAAGGCAGGTTACAACGAGAACGAGCAGACTGGTCACGAAAGTCTTAAGCTGGAATGGACTATTGATGATCCCGAAAGTGATTATCATGGCTGGTCATTGTTCGATAATCTTCTTACGCCACGTGGAATGTTGCAAGATGAACTTGAGGACAAGAAACTTAAGTTCCGTCTTTCGTTTCTCAAAAAGCGTTTGAGGCGGGGTCTTGACCTTTCCGAAGAAGAAATGGTAACTGCTAATCCGAGTGACCTTGTTTCTAAGGTTGCTTACGTTAAGGTCGTCAACACAGTTGACAGAGATGATGAAGACACTACCTACAACAACATTAGAGATGCCCTTAGTGAACGTCTTTACGAGGAGAAGTTCGGTAATGTAGAGGCAACTATGGGCCTGTAGATTAAACTGCGGGAACCGTCAAGGGCCGGAATGTGTGGAGCGTGAAGGCCCATCGTGCAGTGTGAAGTGGTGGACGGTATGTTGAGTGGGTGGCAGCGCTTAACGATTGGCCTACAGGGAGAGTAATTCCCTTCCTTTCCCTGTAGGCCCTAACTTAATAAGTCGGTCTAGTACTAGATAAGAGGCCTATCCAGGTAGAGAGTGCTGAATCTCTGTATGGTCCACCGACTTACAATTTAATAGTGGTGGAGGCTACAGCCAGGTACCAGAGCAGGTCTCTAAATGCGCGGGCAAAGTCAAACCAGTCCCAACGGGTAGCCGGGCACGGTCCGAAGGGTTTGAGTTTGGCTGTAGCTTAAGAACGAGGCGTCGCTACACGCCTACTCCACCATCCTAACCGGAGTGTCCCAATTGGCAGAGGAACTCGATTTAAAATCGAGTAGTTATGGGTTCGAGTCCCATCTCCGGTACGTCGAATAGGAGGTGATTAAGTTGGCAATTATTACTAAGATTGAGATAGAGAAAGAAAACCTTAGTCTAACCTACAGGATCGATATTTATTTGGGTTCTAAATATATAACACTACAAGTGACCGAAGAGTTGTTGATGTATCATCCAGATAATGTTAAACTAAAAATAGTTGATACAGTAATAAATCTCCTTATCAAGGATCAGCTTGCTAAGGAAGTAGATTATGATTTTAAGGCAGCTACTGCAGGTACAAAACTAATTATAAAGCAACCCACATTAACTGAAATAGATGAAGTTATACAGTCTTCTTTTAAGGACTTATTGGCCCAGCAATTGTATTTGCCTGGCCTACCTAAGGAAGAAACTGTTGAGAGCCTTAAGGCCGAGGCTGATATACTATTTGCTCAAGCCAGTAAGCAATATACTAAGTACTCACAGACTAAAAGTAAAGGTGAATATACTAAATACCTCAATTTGATAAAGGAAGCTAAAGCTCAAAAGAAAGCTTACTTCAAGAAGATTTATGCCCCTGAGGATGCCGCTAAATTAATTGCTGTTGAAGATGGAAACTTCTCGCCACCGTCTAAGAAGTCTTATGAGGACTGGTACCAGAAGCACCACCCTCAACTGTATCCTAAAGCACTACCTGCATATTCGGATCACAATCCTGCACCATTACCTGCACATGTTACGCTTGGTAGCTCAGCTATTGTTAACGAGATTGCTAAGTATGTGCCTAACCTTAAGGAAGCTTTAGTTAAGTGTCCTAGAAGTACTGTTTGTATATTTAGTGATCAAGATGGTAAATGGCCTTTAGACCAACTCATTATCCATCTTAATGATCAGGGCTGTTATGATTATAAGGGAAATCACATTCCTAAGTGGGCACGAGAACAAATTGCTGATTGGCTAGAAACGCTAGATCTAGACCTCGCTTTTAAAGTCCCCAGTTAAAGAAAGGAAATAAAATGAAGGAAAAATTCGATGAAAAGATTGACCAGCTTGCTGAGGAGCTTGGTCAGATTGAGTTAGATGTTCTCACCAATTACACCCTTGCAGATGCTATTAGGGAAGGCTGCAAGGCCACTGTAAAAGCTGAGGGCTGGGGAAATGGTGACTCTGCCTGCTCCCTTACTGCCGCTGGTATCTTCCTGGAAGCGGTTAAAAAGGCTGCTCAGGATAGGGGTTACATTCCCAAATCCGAATAACTGAAAAAGCCTACAGGGAGGGGCAGATCAGTTCCTCCCTGTAGGCTTTTTTATCTCAACACAAAAGTGAGGAAAAAATGGAGTCACTCCACGACCTTTATACTAGGATCCATAATGATCCTGTATTTGAGGACCTTAGGTCTACAGGATCTAACTTTGTTGGCGGACAAGGTCCTTTTAGAGAACCTGAGTTAATGCTTATTGGAGAGGCCCCTGGTAAGCTAGAGAATGCTAACAAGATTCCCTTTGTAGGTATTGCAGGGAAGAATCTTAATGAGCTTCTTATGAAGGTTAACCTTAATCCAAGGAATATTTTCATCACTAATATCATTAAGTACTGGCCACAAGATTCCGAGAGTAATACTAGGAAGCCTTCTAAAAAAGAAATGGAAGCAGCTAGACCCTACATCATGGAAGAAATTGAAATTCTCAATCCTATGTTTGTTGGTCTTATGGGAGATACAGCAATTAGGACTATCCTTTCAGAACAGGAATATGAAGGAAATGTGTACTCAGTTAACGGTAAGATCTTCGATGATCGATTCGTAGCTTTGTATCATCCCGCTGTTCTTTCATACTCTCCCGAGAAGAAAGCTCAGGTATTTGAGGGGTATCGTAAGTTAAAGGGTTATATCAACAAAGAACGGCATCGTGTTTAATAGGGCGTCAAAGGTTAAATGACACCTAAGGACGGTCAAAACGGAACCTGGTCGGTCTCCTAATCGTACCTGCGCCCTATTCTTTTTAGGCGTGGACAGCCACATAACAATCAGAGTTAGTGCATTGGGCTGGTTGAGTGCAGCGTTTGTTGGCTTTGACTCTGATGGCCTTTTCAAAAGGAGGTGAACCTTGACAAATGTAATACCAATGGGAAGTGGTGATAACTTGGAGCTTAGGCAATTCTTTGAGTTCGTATACGGGGATCAAGAAGGGTTTGCCTATAGTCCTACAAAAGACGGGGATCATTTCGAGCAGTACTTCTTTAAATGGCCTTCACAATCTGAGGAGTTAATAAATCATGTCAGAAACCACCAGGTGCATAGAGATGTTTACTTCTCTCCAGGATTACTCGGAGAACGTGCCGCGACCAAATCTGCTTTCAAAGGATCTTATCTCATTTGGTGCGAGTTTGATGGTACAATTCCAGACTCTACAGAAGGATTACCCGAGCCATCACTTAAGCTTAGAAGTTCGACTCAAGGGCATGAACATTGGTACTGGCGACTCAACACTTTTGTTACGGATGGAACTAGTCTAGAGAAGATAACTCAGAAGTTAGCTTATACTCTCGGCGCTGATATGGCCTGTTGGAACGCTAACCGCGTGCTCAGGCCACCCGGTACCACCCACCAGGAGTCCCAGCTCCCGGTGCGCCTCCTTAGGATGGACCCTCAGGTCCATCCTATAGCTGTATTCGACGTCCTACCAGATATACCCTTTGCTCCACTACAGTCAGAAGATATAAAAACAATACCACCTGTAGCTAAGGTAATTGCTAAGTATGCTTGGCCCGACGAAGCAACTGAACTA